CCTTCTTGATGCAAAATCCTTTGAAGAAAAAAGGATGATGAGAGGGAAAGTGCAACGACTAATAGGTGAGGAAAATGCATCCAATAAACCTAACACGAGCGCGCAACATCCAGAAATGGATGAAGATATAGTCTGAACTATATAGAAATATATAGATACTAAGGATAAAGAGCCTTAGTGATAACAAAATGACACTGTCCAACATTAAACTCACAAAGAGCCGTGAACTGGCTTTTTATGATGGAGGCAATATTTTCTTATGCAGAACATCATATGAAAGATATAATTTTAGGAGAAAAGACTATATTTGAAATGGTTCTAAATAACTATAAAGATCAATTTCCTAAAAGTAGTGATGCAAAATTTCTTAGTGAATATCTAATTGCATATTATCAAGAAAGATGTAAGTTAATGAAAAGAGATATTGACAATGGAGATAAAATAAGTTCTCACTTGATAGATAAAGATAATTCATATTCGTTTGAATATAAAGGAAAAAGTCTATTTAAAAATTAGTTTGTGTTGTTGATTGATTAATGTGTGAAAAAATAGTTAGACTAATAAATAGAAATATTTGTTAGTTTGGCTATTTTTGTTTATTTTTGTGTTTATGTGGTATTATAAAGAACAGATAATAGATTGCCTTGAAAAAATTCCTATTAGCGCAATAGGATTTATATATAAAATTACAAAGTTAGATGATTACAAATTTTATATAGGAAAAAAACAAATATACACAAATCGACGTACAAAAATAACACAAAAAGAAAAATTAGAAACAGGAAATAATCGAAAAAAATTTAAAATTGTAACTAAAGAATCTGATTGGCTTACTTATAATTCGTCATGTCTTGAACTAAAAAAAGAAATAAAAGAATTAGGAGAAGGGAGATTTATAAAAGAAATTTTAGAATTTTGTTTTGATAAACGAGATTTAAATTATAAAGAAGTGCGATGGCAATTTTTGTTAGAAGTATTAGAAAAAAATACATATAACGGAAATATATTAAATAGATTTTTTCGTGAAAAAGAAACATAATGCAAATATTTGGTAATGTCAATTAAATACCTTATATTTTATTATGAAACATCAGAAAGGAAAATATAAAACATACAAAGATATGTTAAAAGAATTACCAAAAATTGGTAAACTACAAATTTTAGAATTTTCCCACAAAAATAAGTGGGGGAATGTGTATCTCAAATCACAATGTGATTGCGGGAATATTTCAATAACAGATTTCTCATCTTTAAATATAGGAAAAACACTTTCCTGCGGATGTCATCAAAGAGAAAAAGTTAAGGAAACAGGACTTAAAAATAGAAAATATTGTGTCAATATTGATAGATTAATAGACAACTCAGAAACAGCGTATATTGCTGGATTACTTGGAGCAGATGGTTATAAATGTAAAAGTGGAATTGGAATTAGTTTAGTTGAAAGTGATAGTTATTTATTATTAGAGATAATTAACTACCTAGAATTTAATGGTAAATTAATGTTTGTTAATAAAAGTAAAATAAACCCAAACTGGCAAGACGCATATAGATTCACTATTTCTGATGCAGACTTCATAAAATTTTTTAACGATAGAGGGATTATCACAAATAAAACTTATGCTTATATAATACCAGAAATGTATCAATATAATTCTGATTTTTGGCGTGGAATGATTGATGGGGATGGTTGTTTATTTAATTATAAATATAAAACAACAAATAAAAAATATACCTATAAATATGTGGGTATTGGTTTGATAGGAACACTAAATTGTATAGAGAAATTTAAACAATATTGTGAATTTATATGTAATAAAAAATTAAATATTAAAATTTACAAAAATAAAAAATGCAAAGATATTTATACATTTCATCTAGTTGGTATAAAGGCAGTTCCTGTGCTAGATTCTTTGTATGGAAATTTAACAAATAATATGTATTTAAAAAGAAAATATGAAAAATATAAAGAAATTACTACAGATCTAAAATGAAATAAATATGAAACATACAACACAGGAAGAATTAAATAAAATGTCTGATAGAGACATACAAGAAAATTATCATGATAGTGTAGTAACGGCAAATGATTGTTTAAATGGTAGTCTTTGGCCTAGTGAAGAATGTGATATTTTTGAAAAAGAATTAAAAAAAAGAAAATTAAAAAAACTCCCCTGGTTAAACGGTACAATAGATTAATATGAAACAAGATAATGCAATGGAAGAAGCATTTAGAAATAAACCATGTAGTTGTTGCAAAACTAAAAAATTTTGGTTTTGGCGCAAAATATGTCATAAATGCTATTTAATTTTGTTTGAAAGATTTAAACAATCTATATGAAAATTAGAAAACCAAAATGGCATTTTAATATTTATAAATCAAAATGTTGGACTTGGAAACCAGGATTTTATTATTTAAATGAATTACTTTGGAAAGATAAATACAATACTCCAAGAACTGAAAGAGAACCACATTTTACATTTTGGTGGGGATATTGGACTTTTGAATTTAAACAAGGAGATGATCAAGAATGGGAACAATATTTGTGGATTACAAAATATTGTGAAAATAATTTTGAAAAGGCAAAAGAAACTTGGGGATGGATAGATCATAAAACCAGATTATCAACTTGGAAAGATGAATATTATGTATGATAAATTAACAATATTTGTAAAAAGACTAGAAAAAATAGGAATTAAAACAACTTATTTTGCAAATTTTCCTTGGTTATATTTAGATACTGTAAATGGAAAGAAGGTTCTAGAAAAATTTGAAGCTAATCATGGATTTACAATTGCGTTTTTACCAATAAAATCTGGGCAAGAAATGCGATTTACAGATATAGGGGAAATATTTAAATTAATAAGAAAGTATGCAAAATAAAAATTACAGGGAGAATGGTGGGCGAGATGGGTTGCATTTAAGTCAAAGTTCTATTAAGCATTGGAAAAATATTTCGCCAATGCAATGGAAAAAGAAATATATAGATAGAACAGAACCTGAAGATGAAAATCCTGCATTTTTATTAGGTGATCTTTTAGATACGTTAATTTCTCAACCACATTTATTAGAATCTAGATATTTTATAGCTAATTTTGAGAAATTACCTAGTGAAACTGAATGCAAAATTATTGAATGCGTTTATCGAGAAATTAAAAAAGTGAATGAAGAAATTGATTGGTTGGCAGAATCTTTACCAGAAGTAAAAGATAAATTAATTTTTAATTTAGGTGATCATAGAGATTTAATTTTGTATTGTTGTAATTCTGAAAAGTGGCAATCTACTTGGAAAGACGATACTAGAGTAAATAAAATTATTGAAAAGGGTACAGATTATTTTGATATTTTGGCAGAGGCTAATGATAGAAAAATAATTAGTTCTCATTTAAATATGCAGGCTTTAGAATTGGTAGAAATATTAAAGAAAAATAAATGGACAAAAGATTATCTTGTAGAATCTGAAGGAAATGAGTTGCATTTTCAATTAGAAATTTTTGCAGAGTATGATTACTGTATAGATTCAATAGATACAGTATTATCCGAACACAGAAAAATCCCCATTAAAGGCGCAATTGACATACTTAGAATAAACCACAAAGAAAAAACTATTCAAATAGTAGATGTAAAGAAAGCATTTTCTAGTCATCAATTTATTGAGAATGTAAGAAAATTTGGGTATATAGAGCAATTATCTTTTTATAAGTACCTTTTAAAATTTTGGGTAAAGGAAAATCCACAATTTAAAGACTATATAATAATTTCACCAATTAATATTGTAATAGATATAGCTGATAAAATTCCTTATTGTTATTCGTATACCGACTTAGATTTCGCAATCGCACAATATGGAAATAAAGATATATTACATAAAATTTTTAATTATGAATTAGTTCCAATTAAAATAAAAAAAGGTTGGGAGCAATTATTACAAGATATTTGTTGGCACTATGTTACAAATAATTGGGCTGCCCCAAGAACAATGTTAGAAAATGGTATAATCACATTAAATTTAATAAATGACTAAAAATGAGAGTTGTTAGATGTTATCACGATCCTATTTCTAATAAAATGATGGAAGAAGTGATTGAAATGACACATGAAGAATTTATTACAAATGCACAAATTAAGTTAAAAAATACTTTAGAAAAGAGTATTTTAAATTTAAGTAATGCAAATTATCAAAAAAGACTACAAACAATGACAGTAACAGACACAGCTAAAGAGATAATAAAACAAGAATATAAAACACCAGAATCAATTTATAACGGGCCGTACACTAAGACGGCTCTTTTCTTGTTACCTATGTTAGAGTTGACCTTGCGCAACGAAAAAATAAAAAAATATTTAGTAAATGCATATTTAGACGATATAGCTTACGAACACGATTATACTCGACCAATATTTCTTTTACTTAAAGTAAAAAGTTTTGCAGAACCTGAATATAAAGAATTATTTAAATTTATAACTACTTTGCCAAGTTTTAGAATAGATTATGACTTGGGTACACAAGAATTTATAGATCCACAAAATAATTGGCCAACTAAATATAATTTAGTAATGATGGTTTATGAAACCCCTGAAAAATGGAAAGACGACTATTACCATTTTAAAGCAGGCAGATACTCAAGATTTTCTTCAGAATATAAATTAAAATTTCCTAAAGAAACTTTAGATAAAGACAATAAACGAGTAGAAAGTCTTGTTTATGGTGTTATTCATAAAACTGCTTATCGTAAAGATCAGGTTGCAAAACATTTTTGTGTAAAAAACGACAAGGGTACAATAAAAGATCTGCAAGAATACGAAAAAAATAGAAAAGAAATGGACGGCTGGGCAGAAATTTGGGAATGCGCAGATAAGAAACACGAATATTATAACTATTGTGAAGAAGTAAAATAAAAATATATGAATCCAGATGCATTAATGTCATGGAAATATCATAAAAAAACAACTAATAAATCAAATGGCACAAAAAAGTAAACCAAAAGAAGAATCTTCACAGGCAAGACAACTGTTAAATTTAGGGGGTAAAGAAATTGCATCTCTACAAGGTGTAAGACTCTTTAGTTACGCAGGAAATATCTACAATGATAAGTTAACAACTATGGATGATCATCAACAACATGTTAATAGAATACTGAATAATTCTTCAATAACTTTAGAAGGTATTTTAAATCCTCATTTTGATATTGTGTATGATGAGATAAGAAGAGAGTATTTTATTAAACCAAAAGATTCTAAAGAAGATGTTATGCCTAAAAATATAGAAATTTTAGTTATATTAGATGCCGAAACAAAAGAAATTTTAAAAGGCAAAGAAGAATTAGAAAAACACAATTTATTGGGTGTAAGAAAACTTAATAATAAAGAAGAATGTATTGTTAATATAGAAGAATTAGTTGATTATTATACAATGGAAGAAATAAATAGAGGTTATATGAAATTTGATTTAGAAAAGAATGCAGATATATATAAAACTATTTATAACAAACATTTAAATAATTTAATGCGTTTTAAAGCTGAAAATTAAATAATTAAGATATGTCAGATAAAAAGAAAGGAGTAATTTTTTATGATGTGCAGTTGATACGAAATTTTAGGTATCCAAAGGCAATGTTAGAAAGAGGTGATGAACAAAACGATGCCTATTACAAAGCACATAATGATATATATAAAGATATTCACGAAATAACTACAAATAAATTTGAAGAAGTAGATACACATAAATTCTTTAAAACTGAAGTAAAACAAGATTGTGGTTGGAAATTAAGAAATAATTCTGAAAATAAGAATCAAGTAAATTTAGAAGAAATAATTTCACATTTTGCTTGCGCAGATTTTGAGAAAAAATATGGAATTTTAAATATAGAAGAAAATCCTGATTTATTTGAATTCCAAGCAGAAGATCAAGAAAAAGAATTAGAAGAATGTTGGTATTTAAAAGAAACTCTTGAAAAAGAACTTTCTAAAATAAAGGCAAATTATCGTGCAAAACTAAAAAAGTTTGAAAGAAAAGATTTAGAAGTACCACGATATAGAAGAGGTACACCTGATTCTAGACCACATGCTGCAAGATTAACAGGTATTTATGATACTATAAGGCAACACAGTTCAAGTACACCACGTATAACTTGGAATGCTTTTGGAAGTACAGCGAGTAGTAGTCCAACAAGTAATACAAATGAAGCCCAACAAATAGTCCCACCAAGACCATTAGTAACAGGTACTGCGGGTAGTGGTCCGGAGTTTATAATAGAAGATTTAGGGGGTTCCCCAATAAGAGTAGAGGAAACTTTCAGAGCAAATAGTGAAGAAATACTTAGAGAAGCTGTAGAAAATAGATTAAGAGAAGAAATGGATGAAGATTTATTTTAATAATGGATGATTGATGTGTTATAATGGGTAGCAATTAATAACTGCTACCCATTATTTATTAGATTTCAGGCTCTATACTTGGTAAATTATTTGTATGTATTTCTGTAAGTGCGTCTTTAAGAATTTTTTCTATTTGTTTTTTAGAAAGTTCTTTGCCATCCATAGATTCGTACCTGATCTTCATTAACCCAAGGTCCAGTTGCTTAGCTATAAATTTTTCAAAGAATGGCAAATAGTTTGATGCTGCCTCAGCCATTTTTACAAATTCATTAAATTCTAAAGCTGTTAGAGTGAATTCAGTAGAAGTGTCATAAATAGGCACCTGTCGAAAAGTTTTAATATCTTTTTTCATAAATTAATTTTCACAAAGATAACAATAAAATATGGATAATCCAAAAAAAATAGAAAAAAAAGTTTTAGTTTTTCCTAGTTTTGCAGATATAGACCAATTATCTATAGCAGAACTCACAAAAATTAAAGTAGTTGCAGAAAATTTAGCCGATTACGTGGCACATAAAATAAGGCAAAAAATCCAGAGATAATAATAACATAAATATTTTAAAATCTTTGGAATAAAGCTAATTTAGTAGTATCTTTGTATACTAAATTAGATAGAAATGAATAGCGCAGAAAGAATTGAAGCAAGAAAAGTAGCAAAGGTATCTTTAGACAAAGATTTTGGTAAAGGAACTGTAATGTCATTATCAGATAGAGGAGATATGGATATAGAAGTTATATCTACAGGGTCTCTTGGTTTAGATATTGCCTTGGGTATAGGAGGGTTACCAAAAGGGCGTATTATAGAAGCTTATGGTATGGAGTCTTCTGGAAAAACTACTATGGCAATACACTTAATTGCCGAGGCGCACAAAAATCCTGAATCAATTTGTGCTATTATTGATGCAGAACATTCTTTTGATATGGAATATGCCGCAAATTTAGGTGTAGATATATCAAGATTAGATATAAATCAGCCAGAATTTGGTGAACAAGGCTTAGAGGTAGCTGAAAAATTAATTAGTTCGGGGGCATATGATGTAATTGTAATAGATTCTGTAGCTGCATTAGTTCCAAAAGCTGAATTAGAAGATGAAATGGGTACACAGAAAATGGGATTACAAGCAAGAATGATGGGGCAAGCTTGTAGAAAATTAGCTGGTACAGTTAAAAAAACTAATACAATACTACTATTTTTAAATCAGCAACGTGAAAAAATTGGTGTTATGTACGGCTCTCCGTTAACAACAAGCGGGGGAAATGCGTTAAAATTTTATGCGTCTGTAAGACTTGAAGTCACTAGAAGCACTACATCAGATAACTCCATTAAGAACGGGGATGAAATTTTAGGAAATCTTACTAAGGTTAAAGTTATTAAAAATAAAGTTGCGCCCCCTTTTAAAAATTGTGAGTTCAACATTCTATATGGAATAGGAATTGATAAAATTGGAGAAATCGTTAAATTAGCTAATGACTTAGAAATTTTAAAGAAATGGGGCAAAACAATTACTTATAATAATGAAAAGTATGAAGTGCCTGTATTTGAATCAATGTTACTTGATAATAGTGAGTTTTATGATGATTTAAGAAAACAAGTGTTAGAAAGAGTTAGGGCTAAATGATTTAAATAATGGAGTTAGATAAAATACAAAATAGATGGAGTAAAGGTTGTGCAGAAATGCAAAATTTTTTTATACAAAATGCAATTGATAATGTTAATGTTTCCACAATAATTTATTTTTTAGATTCTAAAGGAATATTTATAGGTATAAATTCAATAGATGGAAATGATTATATAGGAGATTTATCAGGATTAGTAATTGGTATAAAAAATACTAGAAGAGAGATAGAAAGATTATTAATAGAGGAATCTTTTTCTATTATAGAATTAGAATTAAATAATAAGATATGAATGATAGTGAAATAAAAATAAATATATTAGAACTTGCAAGTGCATTAGCAGATGAAATGGTTTCTGCAAAATTTGAAGACGATGAGTCTAAAATATTTACTAAAGAAAATGAGGCGGATGAATGTACTATATTTACGGAAGAAGCTCAAGAAGTATTTAATGAATGGTACGACCATTATTATAATATAATTACAAATCACGAAATAAAATTTTAATATGAGTTGTAGAAATTGTAAGACAAAAAAGATTTATTATGCCCACAATATGCTCCAGTACGGAAGTAATATAGAAAATCAAGATATTAAAACATTAGAATTTTTAGGCTTTGAGGTAATTAATCCAAATCATCCTGATAATGAAAAGGCATATTATGATAAAAAGAAAAGTCACCCAGGAACAGAATTTAGTGTATTTACAGATATGGTAAAATCTTGTGACGCAATTGTATTTAGAAGTATTATGGGAAAAATAAGTGCGGGTGTTGGTAAAGAAATTATGTTTGCAAAAGAACTCGGTATGCCTATAATAGAAATGCCAACAATCACAACAGATAGATTTTTAACAGTAGAAGAAACAATTGAATATTGTAGACCATTGGGTGTAAAGGAGGCTTAATATGGAAGGACAAGAACCACAAAAGGCAAGAAGATATAATGTTTGATTTGGAAATATGAACTTATTGTTGTATATTGTATTATACTAAAACTATAATATATGGCTTATAAGAATTTTGAAGATCAGCAAAAACATCATCGTGAATATTACGAAAAGAACAAAGTAAAAATATTAGCACAAGAAAAACAAAATAGAAAAGATAAGTTTGATGCATTATCTGAAGATGAAAAAAAAGAATTTTTAAAAAAAAGATGTGAAATGCAGTTAAAATCATATCATAAACATAAACATGAGAATAAAGAAGCTAAAAAAGAAAGAGCTTTTAAATCACAATTAAAATATTTTTATGGTATAACACTCGAAGAATATTATATTTTTTTAAAAAATCAAGATAATAAGTGTGCAATTTGTGGTTGTGCTGAATATGAAAAACGATGGACTTCTGCAAAATTACCGTTTGCTGTAGATCACGATCATGAAACTAAGATTATTAGGGGACTTTTATGTGATAACTGTAATGTAATGATTGGTCATGCGCATGAAAATATAGAAATTTTAAAAAATGCAATAAAATATTTAGAATATGGAAAAAACAAATGCTCGGAGGTACAATAAAGATAAAATAATGTTATCATTAATACCAACTGAATTAATAGAAGAAGTTGGTAAAGTAATGACTTATGGCGCATTAAAATACACTATTTATAATGAAGATGGTAGTATAAAATCAGATGGAAAAAATAACTGGAGATCTGGATTACCTTGGATGTCCGTTATAGATTCGTTAGAAAGGCATTTATTAGCCTTTAAAAAGGGTGAAAATGTTGATAAGGAGTCAAATTTACTTCATTTATCTCATGCGGCTACTAATTTAGCATTTCTTCTAAATTATTATTATAAAAAACCAGAATTTGATGACAGAACTAGAGATTAAAGCATTACAAATTGCTAATAAATATGTAGGACATTATAGTAAAGAAGAGAAAATTAAAAAACTCGGAGAAGAAATAATAGAACTTGCATATGCATTAGCAAAAAATGATGAAGAAAATATAGAAGAAGAGATAGGCGATTGTATATTTTTATTATTAGATATTGCTACTACAAATACAATGCAAATGGGTTTAGACTACTATGTAAATCTTGCCGCAGAAAAAATGGAAAAAAGACAAGGCACTAAAATTTCAAAACAAGTCGGCAAATTATGAATATAACACAAGAAATGGAGGAAAATACAGTAAGATGGGCAGAAGAAAATATAGTAAGACTCAGTGAATATCAAGAACAACAATTATTTACTAATGAGTTACTGTTTGGAGAAAGTTCTTTAGAATTTGGTGCTGATGGTGGTATTAGAGTTTTGAGTATAAAGGAAATGCTTGAGTTAAGAAATAAACCTTATGAGTTTAAGATTCATATTGAAGATCAAATTGCAGACCAAAAAATAAAAAATGGCAAATAGAGTTGGATTATACGTAAATCAAATAGAGAAACTTCCTATTAAGCCTAAATCTTTAGATCAATGGATGTGGGCTTCGGATATTAAGGATTTTATGCAAATCATAGAAAATTTTTTTAAAGAGACGCAAGAATTACCTGAAATTATTTCTATTTGCCATGATTTAACAGACGAGCATATTAGTTTGGAGCTTCGCAGACCTGAAAATAGAAGAATAGAATATGATATGTTTAAGGCAGATACCGGTTTACATTGCGCAAAATTTTTAGCAGAGTTTGCAAATGAGCATAATCTATACCTAAACAGAGTCTGTACACACGGGTATAATTCTACAGGAAATTCTAATATAGCAAGGCTTATTAATGAATACTATAAGTGGAAAGGAGATACAGGAAAGAGTTGTTATAATCAAACTTGGGAATATGAAAAGTAAAAAATTACTATTTGCAAAAACACGAAAAAAATTTATTCCTAAAGGAAAATTTCCTACTAAACTAATAGAGGAAATATATGGTGAGTTATTAAAACCTACTTCTCCTAATAATAGATGGAAAGGTCTAGATTGGACTCCAAAACATCACGTATGGACAGAAGATGGCATCCAATATTCTAGTTGGCAAATAGGACCTATATATACAGGAGATGCAGGAATGGAATTATTTCAGGAAGCTCTTAAAAAAGAATTATTAAAAAATGAAAAATAAAGAATTATATTATACGCCTGAAATAGAGGAGTTGCATTTTATAAATAAAAATTTCTAAAAAACGTAGCACATTTCATACAAAAATAATGTTAATTCAAAGATTCTATAAGTTTAAATACGGTTCTAACTGGAGTTTTAAACCTAAAGTACAGAAAATACTATAAGATTTGGTTATGTTAAAACTTTTAATTACCTTTGTATTATTACAAATAAATAATTAAAAACTTAATATGAAATTTTCTCTACCAAATGGTAAGGTTGTAAATGTGCCTGCCAAATTTTTTTTAGAAATGAGTGATTCAGAATTTGAAGAAGAAATATCTAATCTTGTAAGTCTTGATATGGGATTTGAAACAAATGATATTTGGGAAGATTCTGTATTAAAAGATGGCGAAATTGGCAATAAAAAAGAGGTAGAAATAGATGACGATTCTATTCTACCTCTTCTTGATGATGATTTAGAAGATTATTTTTTAAATGAGGATTAATAATTATGTTTTTCTAAGTATTTTATTGCCTCATTTAAAAATAAAATATTATCTCTATTAAATACTGTTTACCCAAGAGGATTAACTGCAAAATCTATTGAAACTTCTTCAGTCATTCCTTGCTCCTTTGCATTTTTAAGTATAAGCTTATAAAACGAGTCAAGAATCGCAAATGCGTGAAATTCAATATCAGAAAATCCTTTGATTTTATCCTGTTGCATTACAGTTGCTTCTTCCTTAAACTTTTCTAGTTTTTCTGGGGCATATTTCTTCCAATTTTCTGCTTGAATGAAGATGCTTTGCGCTATGGCCCCGCAAATATTATAGTTAATTTTTACATCAACCAATGCATCCTTAGTTAAAATTGGCACTGTCTTAGGTAAATTTGTACTCGGTACTTCTGTTTTTACTTTACTCATAAATATATATTTAGTGTTTAAAAATTACTATCATTGAATCGTGTTTACCTTTTGCTGTTTCAGTATATTCTCCCTTTGTATTATAACCTTTAAATGCAACTCTGCCTTTTAAAAATCTAACTTCTGCATTTGGTAAAATTAAATTATGAAATTGTTTTGTAGAAGTTGCAACAGGAAGTAATAATACGCAGGTTTTTCCTTTTTGCCATTCTTCATAAGCTTTTTGTATAAATTTAGGTTTATCTGTTCTATTATATGGTGGATTTATATAATTTGATTTTCCCCATTCGGCAACTAAACCATCAAATTCTGCATGTAAAGGGCAGGGGTCAAAATCAAAATGAAATTCGTTATCTAATTCTTTGTATAAATAATCAGGTGTTGCCCAATTATCATTATTTTCTAAACCATCTCTATTTATCATAATGCAAATTTAAGAAAAAAAATTGATAAATCCAAATTAGTTAAAAAAATTATCCCAGCAATCTATATCGAATATAGATTGCTGGGATTTTTTAATCTTATAATCTTGAGTAAGATTAGAGATTTAGGGTAGGAAGTATGTTAACAGTATCGTAAATATTCTCTCCACCAACAATCATTTGGTGAATTGGGATATTTTTTAGTCATTATAAGTGAATTTGCCTGAACTACTAATGGTTTTGAATAAGGTACAACTCTATAGAAAAAACGATTGCCCTCTGGAAATTTACAATTTGTTTTTCCAGCAGGAACTACGGGGGTAGGGAGTAATTCTACCATATTACATGGATCATTACAAGGAAGAGCAACATTATTAGTATACCCCATTTGTGTACCAGGAATTGGTTCGTGATCCGCATTAATTTTTGCGAAATATCGCAGACATTCATTATTAGCCATTTGTTATATCTTTATATTTAAAATAATATTTTTTAAAAACTTTTTTATGATCTCTAACACCTTTTTTAACGGCACTATACCCAATTCCAAGTTCTACTGAAGCTTCTAATAATGAATCCCATTCTCTAATAAAATTCATTTCTAAATCATATTGTAAAACTTTTCGTTTTTGACTATTCTTTCTTGGGATTACTAGTTCACCATTATATTCAGATTTATATTTAAATAAAGAATTTGCAGCATAGATAGCAGCCCCTCTTAAACAATTAGAAACCTGATATGTATTTAATTCTCTATTTGCATCAGCAATAGATTTAAACTCTTTTATAAAATTGCCTTCTTTGTCAAATTGAAGAATTTCTTTTGAAACATCATATCTTTTTCTTCCAATATTAGCTTGTCTAGTTTTTTCAATAGCTGACTGTGGCATCTTTTTTCCTAAAAACGCTTTTCTTAATTTTTCTTTTGATTCGGGTGTATGAATGGGTCTACCACATTTTTGTCCAACTGGTCCTGTAGTGGCAATATTATAACCTCGTTCTGAATTATGTGAATCTAATAAATTAGACCAATAATTCTCTTGACTATATAAAAATTGTTCTTCGCATTCTTCTAAAATTTCAAATTCAAAGTTAGATTCCCCATATTTATTATAGACATATTGCAAATAAGGATTATGATGTTTATTTGCTCTTAACATAACTTTATGTGTGGTTATTCGTTGTTGTAATGATAAACTTAAACCAACATAAATTTTATGATCTATTTTACTAAATATAGTATAAATACCTGGTATATGGTTCTTATATGGCAACTAGTTCAAAATTATTAGTATAATATAATATAATACATATTTTTTACATTTCCAAATGCAACTATTTTTTACCAAATTGTAATAGATTATATGTAATTCCTATACCTAAAACAGGATAAAATTTCTGTGTTGTACTATAAGAAACACCTAAAAATGGTCCTACAGAAAACATTGATTTTTTAAGTTCTGTAGTATAAGAATTGCCTGAAGTAGTTACATATAACTTATTTGTATGTGTTATATCTACTTGCATTTGATTTTTCTTAAATAGATGCCACTTCTCTAAAAATATTGCACTTGTGGTATCATTAGTTAACTGAATAGAGAAATGTCCGCTATCAGCCTTCAAATTGCCTGAAAACGTCTCTTTTATGTATCTATTTGAATCTTCTACAAAAATTGCATTTGTATCTATAAAAATAGGAACAGTTGTAGATATAGTATCTACTCTTGTTATATATTTAACTACTGTTTGTATTTTGCCATCTTTTTTATAGATTTTTTGTAAAGAATCGGTAAGACTTTTTACTTGAGATTCTGAATAAGTAGTCTGTTGAATTTGCACATAATTATTGCCATTTTTGTCAGTTTTTTGTATAACTGGCGCATATTTTTGTGGTGCAATATAAGTACCTATATCTTTTTTATGTAATATATCTCTGTAAATATAGGTTCCTGCACAGCATAATAGAATAAAAGCTAATATGTAAAGTATTATTTTAGTATAATTCATATAATGATTTTTTATAATAATAAAAACCCACTGCATTTCTACAATGGGTATTATTGGGTTATGGGAAATGTAAAATTATTTAGTCTCTCTTAGTATTTCCAAGTAATTGCCTTAACTGCTAGCATTTGTGCTTCTAAAGCTCTCATTTTTGCAGCTTCCCAAATACTATTTAAAGTATCTTGACCTCCAAGTGATACTTTTGTATTGCGATTGGCATTATCTATTTCATTCATAAAATTTGCAGCAGATTGTTTTACTCTATCTACATCTGAATCGTTTGACGGATTAAAGGTAGTTCCTGCTAATTTTTCTCCAAAAGACCATGTTGGTGTACCTAATGTTTCGGTAGTATTATCTGTGATTTTACTCATATTATAATTGGTTTTAATTTGTTTTTAAAAAATTTGCAATTTATCCTTTTAAAATTAATGATGGAGATTCCATAGTTGCTTTAGTCATTGGTTCAACCTTAGCTATTAAAGGGATATATAGTTCATACTTATCTCCGTTAATACAAGTTTCCTCAATAAAAAATTTTATAGATGCAGGATCTGAAATTCCAAACTCTGTAAAATCTTCAATCATTCTACGTTCAACTGCATGTTGCCCTGTCTTAGTTTTCTTATACTCACCCGTATCTGTTATACTAGGAATAGTATGTGGTTCTGATTTCTTTTCTTTAGTAATTAGAAGAAGACTTCCTGCTTCAACACTATAATGACCTAACTGATAAGGACATGTTGTGTCCAAAGGTAATAGTCTAAATGTCTTTCCAGCTACTCTACCATCTTGTGCAATATCATTTGTATTCACAAGAATCATATTTTTTCTTCGATTGTCCATATTGGTTATTTTCAACAAAGATACAATAGATTTTTGAATAAAACAAATCTTTTTTAGAAATACTGAACATTTTGGTATTTAATATTCCAGTCTTTTCTAAAATCTGCATTTAAAAGAGCCATTATATCTTCTATTTGTCTTGTACCGGGTAAAAATTTTAAAGTCTGTTTTAATGGCATTGCTTTTTGTATAGTTGCATCATCCCCTGTTATTTCTCCTTGTATTTCTTGTTCTAAATCTGAAATAAGCTTCATTAAATCTGTTAGGGTTCCTATTGCAGGAACAGAGTTAGAAAACATTTGTACAAATTCTCGAGGGTCATAGTAAAAACTTAACTCGTTAAAAAATGATTTAAAGTACTTTGCCATATATGCACGTCTAGCTTTTTCATCTTCATCAGCATCTTTATCAGGTTTAATTAACAAAGCTAAAATAAATATGCCTACTGTAAGCATTAACTCTTTTGCATAAGATTGAATTGTATTAACATATTGATGAAAATATTCATCTTTATCCATATCAAATGTCTTTCCGGGATTATTTTTTTCGTAATCTTGTTTTTTCTTTTGGTAAGAATCATCTGCAGCATCTTTAACATTTGGTGCAAATCTATCCCCTCCTAACATACCAAACAATATTGTTGCACTTGATCTTGTGTGAGTAAATAATTGTCCAAGCAATCTCCATCTACCTTCAATAAATGTATTTTGTGCAGGGATAAATCTCATTTTCTTAAGACGAGCATTCAATTGCCCAGGTATCCAACCACGATAAGTAAATAACAAACGTGTTTTATTATTAGTATTGGCACCCATTGGATCATCACTATTTTTTGCTCCAATAATTCTATTAGACATATCCTTTACTTGACGTTGTTGTAAAGTTCTATTAGATTGTAAACCATTTATTGGAGTAGTCATGTCTACTTTTTTCCCATCTTTATATTCCCAATATGGATGTTTATTTTCGTCAAACTTTACAGTTGCCCATAAAGATTGTGTTTTAGAAATTTTTTCTACTTCTGAATCTATATTTTTAGCAGAAATATCTTTTCTAGTTCTAAGTAAATGTTGTTTAATATTTACTCGTTTACCATTATCATCTAACATAGAACCCATTGCTTCTGCAATATTACATAATTCTTGAATACCTTCATCTGTAAAGTGCATTCCAAACAATAAAGTTCTTGAAAATGACGGTACTAATTTTTTACCTGCCGCTTTCTTTTGTAATTCTCGATCTCTAGAATCTTCGGTATGTGGTTGAAAATATTCACTAAGCATTTTTTTCTTTTCGCTATTTTTTATTACTTCCGATATTGCTCTGCTACCTAATTTTTCACCATACTGTTGCATGTAAAAGTTACTCAATCCACCAAATAAGTTAGAAAGAGTAGATTTAATAGAAAGAGCTAATCCACGAACAACAGTAAAGGATGCAATCTCATTTAGTAATTTATCACCTGATAAATTTTTATCTGCTAATTGCAATGCACGAGAAATAAAATTATTCCAAACTTTTATTGTACTATCATTTCCTTGTGTTTTACCATATAAAGAATAATCTATTATATCTTGCATAAATTTAGCATTAGTAGTATTTTCTACTGCTGTATCACTAACTTTACCTCTTTTAAGTCGAGGAAACATTTTTTTATTTTTTTCAGCTAAAAGCAACAAATTTACATCGGGGATAACTTTAGTTAGTTCTTCATATTTTGCTAATGCAGAAGCAAAAATTTCATAACATAGTCCAATATCAACACTTTGTCTTTCTTGATTTCCCATTATACCTAATCCCATAACAGAAACTTCAAGATTGGGATTACCAGAAAGAGGGTCTAAATCTCCTTTAGATTCTTTTTCAGCATCTGTTATTGTTATTGCGTCTGCCATTCGACCTACAAATTTATTAAGACCTTCTTTAGAACCTTGTTGCCAAGCCTGAGAAAAATTAGTTTCAATAAAAGGAAAATGGGTGTAGGCTTCCCATTCTTTAAGTAAACCATTTTCTACAGCTATAAAATTTAATTTTAAACAATCTCGATATAGTTTTAATAAATCAGGATTTTTTTCTATTTCACGATAATCTTCTGAAAACCATTTTTCTTTAGGAATTAAATATTTATTTCCTCTTTGCCCATGTAATAATGCACCTACATTTGAAAAATCATCATTTGTATCAAATTGTTGTTTAAATTCTTCTATTGCTTGTTGCTTTTCAGATTCTGTATTGTCTCCTAAAGAAATAAGTTTATTAAATTTTTCTTCTAGATTTTGCAAATCTTTATTAAATCTATCTCGGTTAAATATAGTATTATCAATAAACCATTGTTTTCCTTCAGGTAAATTTGTACCTGCAGCTACAATTGCATTAACATCTCTTTCTTTAAAGAAATCAGAATTTATTGTGTGCCTCCATTTATATATACCTTGAGAATTTTTTGCAATTAGTTTTGAAGTGTAGATATCAAATATTTTATCTTTATATTTCTTTTTTAGTGTTTCTGCATCAACTATTATTGGTTTAGTATATTCTTCCCTTTTTAATTCTGATTTTGCCTCTGATTCATGAATAAGTTGTAAAGCAGTCATTAAATTAACTTTATCAACTTGGCTAGACAAAGTTAAGTTTCTATCTCCAAAAGCTAATTCTACTTCTGGTTTACTTACATCTACATTAAATCCTGCTTTATCTGCTAATTCTTGCGCTACTTGCGTTGAATATTGAATAATTTCTTTCATTACAGTAGTTACTAATCTATGTGCCTTATCAAAATGATAAAGTCTATCTTGAGTAATCTGTTTATCTTCTTTAAGAAACTGCCTATCTTCTTCAGTTAGATTAGGATCAACTAACATCTTATCTAAATCCTTTAGTTGATTTTCACCATCTTTTATTCTTTGTTCTATAAACCCGCTAGAAGTTTGATATATTTTTAATCTTTCTAAAGATTTAGTTAAGTCAACCGATTTATCTTTGTTTTTTATTACATTTCTAATAGTTTCTAATTCTTTAAGGATTATATTAGTCATTGAACTAACATCTTTTCTAAAAGTAACATCAAATAAGGCTTGTTCTAGTCTAGACGCGTTTATAGTAGCGATTTGTATATCTGCATCATCACCTTTTGATTTTGCTTGAAGAGTTTGTTTTATAACTTTATCTATATCATTACGATATGTTTGAATATCTTGGTCATCTGATTCTGCATAATGGATTACTACAGGCTGCAGATACATTTTTTGTGGATCAATTGCACCAAATGAAAATGGAGAAATTTCAATATTTTCTAAAGTAAGTGCATCTCCTTTGCCATCAGCATTATAATTTCTTTTACCTAAAAGATTCATAGGAAGCATTACATCTACTCTTCTATCAGATAATCCATAAGAACTCTTGAGAATATCTGAAAGAGAATTTGATTGTTCTCGAAAATATCCTTTAGTTACTTGGTCTATTCTGCCTTTTGCTGATAGATTATATTTACCCTTCCAGTCATATTTATCGTAAGAATTATCAGGATAAAGAACTAATAAATCAATAGTTCCAGGCATACCTTTGCCTGCATCAGAAAGTTCATTTACTACTTTGCATTCTGGTAAAATTTTTAGACCTGCAATATTTTTTTGCCTGTAAAAATCTATTACTTGATTAGCAAATGATCGTAACTGTGAAAATATATGTTCAGGAGTATTTTTTTCTAAATTATCTTTAGCTATAGGAGATATTTCATGATTTGCGTTTAAATACCTTTTAAATTCGTTTTCTAAGTCTTTATGTACTTGAGTACCTCTATCCGCAATACTTAGATTAAAATCTTTATCTTCCTCTTTAGGATTGAATTTTTTATCAATTCTTGTAGTAACTGAAGGGCCTAAATCTCTTTTTACTCCGTTTTTAGTTATAGTGTAAATATGCCTTCTCTGTCCTGTTTTTGCATCAGTGCTTTCATCAAGATCTAATTCTGATTGAGATTTAATTAATTTATCATATACTGTTTCTGCAGGAGTTCTAACTGGTTCTGAAGTAAATGCAGTTAGATTAGAAGGTTGCCAAGTCCCGGCACCAAAAGATTGGTTAGAATCTTGAATAGGATTTACATATTGATTAGATTGTGTAGTACTTGTTATATTAACCGAATGTCTTTGAGTAAATGTTATTGTTCCTAAATCTTGATGTGGGATTGCAAGAATATTAGAATATTTAGGCACTGTTTGAGTTGCCCATTTGTTTATACTATCAGCAAATCTTTTTACATCCTCACCTGTTTTAGTTGCAAATACTCTACCTGAAGTATCATTTCTAGCAGGGCGTAATCCATTAAATGTTTTACCTTTTTTTAATGATTCTAATGCTTTTTCAAATGGGACTTTTGGCTCTAAAGTTGCAAGTTGCTTTTCTTGTTCTTCTTTTATAATTGAACCAAAACTTTCATATAAATCATCTAAAATAGATGGTTGTTTTGCATTTAATAATTCTAAAACACTACTTAGAAAATCTTTAAATAAATTTACTATTCTTTGAAAAATAGAAGGGATATTTTTAAGTCTATTTATAAATGAACCATTAGAAAATGCTTCTGAAATAAATTCTTTTGCATTATCAAATCCATATTTATTACCCCAACCTTCTTCTTGTGCAGTTTGCTTTGCTTTTTCATATATTTTATATATGTTATGCATTACTTTTATTTGCCTAGAATTTAAAGTAATATTAGTTTCTAATGTTTTTGTATCTAAACCTTCTGCCTTTTCAGGAAAAAGTTTTAGATATGCATTCATAAAATTATCAGAAACAAGATGCATTATTTCATGAACAAGAATATGACTTTTGTTTTTCTGTTCTTCATCTTTATTTAAATGCATTGTAATAGTTTTATCTTGTGGATTATAAACACCCCCACTTGATTCTATTTTGCCATCTGTATATTTTTTTATATCGTCGTAAGATCTAAATCCTTGAATATCTTTTAAAAGACCATTTACACTTAATATTTTAACTAATTTACCTAAAGGAGAATCTGAATTTTTTAAATCTGCAATTCTTTTTCTAAACTCCTCTAAACCTTCTCCAGCATTAGCCATTTCTAATTGTCCTGAAGAATATGGGTTATTTCTCGCAACTTTTTCAGACGGTAATAATTCTTGTTGTTCTAAATTAAATTGTCTAATAGTCTGAAAAGGTTTAAGTGCTGCATCTTCAGTTTTTTCGTGTAGATAAATTTCTGAAGAAAATGTACCATAGTTTTCTTGAAGTGAAGTTAAAGCTTTAATTCCATCTCCATGAAACAAGATACCACTATCTTTTCCTATATTTCTAAATTTTTGAATCTCAGGTATAAAGGTATTAAACCAAGAATTAAATGATTCTCCTTCTTTTGGAGTCTCGTTAGGATGTTCTAAATAATATTTAGTATCAAACGCATCTTCATTTTTACCAATTGCCGTACCCCTATTCCAAGTTCTTAAATTAGAATTAGGTATAATATTTAATTCAGGATTATATTTCTTATATATTTCACAAGTTTGAACTGATCTTGGTGCATCACTACATATTATAGTTTTTAATCTTTGTATTTCTGGAGTTAGCGCATTTTTTTCAGATTCCGCAACTCCTTCTTTAGAAAGACCTTCTCCTATTGGGCCTGACATTTTATCTTGTAGATCAAAAGGTGTCTCTGCATGGTGCAAAATATTTAAGACTTTAGACTGCAACAGTTTATTAGCTTGGTCTAATGTAGGAATTTTATCTCCGTTCATATGCCAAACACTTAGAGTTGCAATTTCTCCAAGAGATTTTTCTAATTCCTTATATTCTTCATTTTTTACTGGGCAACTATTTGGCATATTATAAACATTTTATTGCATCAAGAATTTCAGAATCTTTTGCATTTGTTGATTTCATTACTTTATATAACTCTTGTGATTTCTCTAATTTTTCAGACGGAATATTGTTTTCCTGAGCAAATTTATTAAATATTTCTAAATCGTGTGCAGCACCTTGTTCTTCCATGTCCTCATCTGTTAAATTATTTCTATTATTTAAATAATCTATATCTTCTTGTGGAAGATTTGTATAATGGTCTGGCAAAGATACACTATTTTTTTCATTTGACCTAAAAATACCTTGATCTCGTAGATAATTATCTATTTGGGGTTGAGTTAAAGGTACAGGTATGTTTTCAGGGTGAATAGATTTTTCTAAGTCTTGAGGTGCAACTTCTACGTGATAACCTCTTTTACCGAGAACAGTAATTCTTTTGTAATAAACTCTATCAGGATGATTTACATTATCTAATCTTTCATATAAGAATGGTTTGCTTAAAATTTGTTTTCCACGCTCGTCTGTTTGATATATTTGATTAAAATCATTATCAAATTGCCCCTCTAATTCTAAAGGTATTCTTCGTTGAATATATTTATTATTTGTTATATCATCATCTTGACTTAGACTTATTAGATTTATATCTATTTCATTTTTTACTTGGTATTCTGCATCAATATTTTTTGTAAATTGATTTTGTCCCATCACAGGAACACTTGTAAAATCATGAGTATTGTTTTGAATAATTTGTTTTCGGATATGTTCTGGAGTTATACCTAATTGATCTAAATTAAAGTGTGGATTAGATTTAAGTAAGTCTAATAAATGTGCATTTGCGTCAAGCCAAAGTTGCGCAGGAATATATTTTTGTATAGAATTACGCATATTTTGCCCACCACTCTGAATCAATGAGTAGACAGCAATATTAGAAAAAAAGTTTCGCAAATCTTGTTTTGCAGGATCTGTTGATTTAAAAGCAACTAAAGCAGAATCTACAATTAGATTAATATCGTGTAAACTATTATTCATTTTATAAGAACGCATTGAACTTGCAGCATTCTTAGTAGATTGGTTTAATAATGGCTGTATTTTTGAAAGCCAAATATTATCAGGATATTTTCTTCGTAAAGTAGATAATTGTAATGGTGTGTTATCTATAAATAATAATCTCGATGCTTTTGCAAATTGTGAATCTCCATTTTCATCTGGAATAACCTGCAAAAGATAATTAGTTAAGAAGTTACAATCTCTATTTATACTTTTTATTTTGTCGTCCTTTGTTACGTATTTATCAGGATTATCGTGAAAATTGATAATCTCGTTTATAATAGGTTCTAATCTTGCATCTCGTGAAGTAAAAAATTTAGAAGCAAATTCTTGAGAAACTAAATCTACTGAATCTTTAATAGGTCCAACAAAAGTTTTTTCAAATATTGCATCAGGATTTTCAAACATTCCTGATTTTGCTATTTGTTCTCCGTATCTACTCAATAAGGCATACTCACCAAAAGAACCTATGTTTGCAGTATCTCTGTTTATATTTTGGTTTAAAGTAAAAGTTTGTTGTGCTTGTTGTTGTAATTGCAAAAAGTGTACTAAAAATATTGCTTGATCTTTTTTCAAAGCATCTAAAGATTCAAAATTAGTCTGAAGATGTTTTTCTAATTGATTTAAGGATTGTTCTGGAAATTTATTAAACGCATCCATTAAACTTGCCCAAAAGATTTTTTTATCTTTTCTTTTGGTGTAATTAGTCATTGGATTTTTACTATTCCAATACTTTGAAGCTAATTCTAATGCAATCCCTGAACGAAATTTTCTTTCACCCATAAGTTTATTCTGCATTGAATTATCTTCCCCCCACATTTGTTGGAATTCTTTTATTATTGGAAGATTTAAGAATAAGAATGTATAAGCATTTGGTACACCTAATTCAGTTAAATAAGCATAAATTGCTGCAGTATTTCGATTAATACCTGTATTCTTAATATCATTACTCTTTACTATTTCAAGGTTGGCTTGTATTACACTTGTAAATTTTTGTCCGGTATTTATACCTTGAGTATCAGTTTCACCTCCAAAGAATTCTTTGCCTTCTTCCGTTTTATTAGTAGGAAAAATTCTTTTAATAGAAGTTTTATTTAATCCTAATCCATAAGATTCTTTTTTATTTGAACCGTAAAGAAAATATAAATCTTTTGCATTAAAAGTACCTGTTAGATAAATAGGTGCAATATTACACATTACGTGCATAGTACAGGCTCTTGCCAATACTCCTATATTATCCTTATAATCTAAGTAGGATTTACGTAATTTTTCAGATGCAACCATTTGAGAAATAGCTGTATTATCTGTTTCTATTTGTGAAAGTCTTTGTAAATTATTTATTTTTTGAGAAAACGCAGGTATATCACCAAGGGTAATAGGAGTCATCATTGAAGTATATCCTTGGGGAGCTTCAAGTAATTTCCATTGCAAATCTAAAATTTTATTAGATAAACCATCTACAGAATCTTCTTCTGAATCTATAGGTTCTAAAACTACATTTTCTTTGTATTTTTGATTATATTCTTGTATTCCTTGTTTAATATGAGTAAAGAATTTTAAATAATCTTCACCTAATACATTTCCTAATCCTTCGATTGAACCTGCCTCGTTATCATATTTTTCTGCAGCACGTTCTGTCCAGTTAGCATGATTAAGTTTCTTAAATCCATTTTCATCTAACTTATTAAATTCTGCTTCAGGATTTACATAATTAAGTTTTTCTAAATGTGCCAACATAAATTTCTTAAATTGCTCAGAACCAAAATCAGTACGAACAACTCTTGAATTATAGAATCCTATATAGTCCTTATCACCATCAAAGTCCTTATCCATTCTACCTACTTCAGAAGAAGTTACAGTAGCTATTTGACCTCGTTCTGGGCCGTACATTCCTATTC